CGAGAATGATCGGAGACTATTCTTGTCCTGGTTCCCTACTTGGAGGATGGGTGACATCCACAGTGAAGGCCGCGTTCGAAGGATGGACGGTGGTCAGGTATACCACTAGGAAGTGTAAGTTGAGATTCGTGTATTCAGTGGTGCACGACACGGTCAGAGAATGTTTCACAGAATTACTTAGGTCAGATGAAACGACTTTTGTGTATCATAGCGATGATTGTTGCATGCGGGTGAAATGTAAGGATGGACACTTCATGGCCAACATCGACATCAGTAGTTGTGATGCATCAAATGGGTGGAAGATTTTCGATTCTTTCGCTTCTCTGGTAATCAACACGGCGTACTATCAAGTGTGTTTACGTCTTATAAGGCAGTGTGAAATGCCTTTGCGGATTGTGAACCCCTTTTGTCAAAGGGAAAAATTGACACTCTCTAATTCGGGGGAACCCATCGAGTATTCTGGGACAGTTCTCACCACTATCTTGAACAACATTGCTACTTCGGCAATTTGTTTGAGTATATGGGTGTTGTCCTGGGACGCGTCGGTAGCCGACATGCCCATGTTGGTTGAGAGAGGAGCTGCTATGGTGGGGTACAAGGTGACTTGTGACGTAGTAGTTAACCCGGAGGACTTTCAGTTTTTGAAATGTTCTCCCACAGTGGAGGAAGGGGAAGTCCATGTGTTTTTGAATTTAGGTGTTATCTTGAGAGCCCTGGGGAGTTGCGATGGCGACTTGCCGGGTAGAGGCTCCCTCTACGACCGCGCTAGGAAGCGGGTTGGGGAGGTTGTGTCAGGTTTTTCCCATGCAGGGACGAACTCGGTGCTGGATGCTATACGTGCTGTGTATTCCCTAGGGAGTAGAGAAACAGCGGGGTGTGTAGGGATACATTACCTTGTGGACCACATGGAAGGAATGGAGAAGAGCTTGGTGAGTGATGGTGCTCTGTGTCGTAGGTATGGGATTAGCAACAGTGAACTTGAAGAACTGCTGATCTACATACGCCAATCAGACATAGGTAGCGTCATCAATTGTCCGGCCCTCAGGAAGATACTGCAAATCGACTACAGTCTATGAGCAGTGTCACACACGGTCAGATTGGCTTATTTGGATCCAATCTGGCAATTTCGTTATAAGACCAAACCCTTAGAAAAG